ACAAACCTTGCACACCGACTTGGATGCGGTTGTAGAGCGTCTCGGCACCGTAGCCAACTGACAAGCTTTGGTATGCGTAGGCGGTGCCTGCACTGTCGGTGAATGACATGGTGGCGGTGGAGAACGAGAAGCCGATGCGGGGCTGGAACACTGCGGTGCCGCCACGGTCCACAAAGAATCGTCCGTCTTCGGCGATAGCTACCGCGTCAAGGGCACTCTTGGCGTTGACATTGTTGTCGTAGGCGACGGTGCCGAGGGTGGCGACACCGGTGGCGATGCTGCGCAGCGCGGTGGAGAATGCGACCTCTGGGCGGTCAAGGATGGCGGTGACACGGTCCGATGACAGTTCCGATGACGGGTTGAACGCCAAGAGGTTGGTACGTCCCAACGATGAGAGATCGTCAACGGAAGTGACGATGGCGAACGAGTTGTTGGGTTGCACATAGTCAATGTCAAGGTCGTTGATGCGGCCGACGAACAGCGGTTCTTGTCCTGCGGTGCCACCGTAGATTTGCACGAACCGTCGTGGGGCGATACCGAACCCGCCTTGGAAGTAGGTCGATGCGGTGTTCGCCGGGTCGAAGGAACGGTCGGATGCTTTGTCATCAAGAACGACGGTCGCTTGTCCTGGTGCTATGACGTCAAGTTGGCTTGCTCGGCCACGTTTGATGTTGACACTCAACACGAACTCGGTCACATCAGCGAAGTCCACAACTCCATCCAGCACATCGGTGCCGTTGAGCACGGAACTGTCAAGTGTGAACGCATCCTGGGTCAGCCCAGTGTCCAACAGAATCTTGTATGTCTGACCCCAGATGGCTGTCTTTGCCATCGGCTACACCGAAACGTACTGAGACAACGGACCAGACACTCGGGTGTACGCACGCAACACATCAACAATCTCTTGACCAACCTGTGTGCCCGACGTACCCATCCCAGCGTTGATGACCACATTCACCGTGGTACCTCCGCCACCCATACGTGAGTTCGGCACAATCGTTCCACTGGAGTTCGGCACAAACAACTCAGGTCCACGCTCCCCAACTATGTATGGTCGAGCACCCGTCACGGGGCCACCGAAGGCACGACCCGGTGGCTTACCGCCAGCAAGACGCAACTCCTTGCGGCTTGTACGCAACTGCTCCTCAGCCTCCCGAAGATTGTCTGTTGCTGTTGCGGCCTGCTCACGAGCGTCACGAACACCGATAGCCGCTGTTGCCTGATCCTCATCGGCTTTAACAATTTCTTTAGACAAGTCCAAGAACTCTTTGTCCTGCTCATTGATGCCCTCAGTGACCTTGCGATAGTTCTCTTGCTGGTCGGTCAACCGTTCCAAAGCAGTCGTCTGAGAATGCAAAGCATCCGCAACCGACGACTTCGCATCCTCCAGGGCACGCTCAGCCTCAGCCAACTCGTCAGCAGTAGCCCCAGTTGCACGAGTCGCAATAACTTCACGTTCAGCTTCACCAACCGAAAAGATTGAATCACGCAACGCAAACTTCGCCGACACCAAAGCCAACTCCGCCTTGCGTTTATCACGCGGAGAAGCGTCTGGGTCAGCCAACGTCTTGGCAAGAGCCTCCTCAGCATCGCTCACCGCTAACGTCGCCTCCTCAACATCCAACTTGGATTTCTCCAACCCCAACTCGGCATTCATCACCTCATTCGGATCAGCGGCCTTATTACGCAAATCAGCCAAACGCTTTTCAGCCTCAGCCACATTGCGCAACGCAGTCTCAACACCACGCTGGGAACGCTGCAAATCAAGTTGAGCCCCAGCCAACGTGCGTGACGCGGCAGCAGCTTCTTTTGAGTCCGTACCGTAACCACGCAAGGCGACACGCAACTTCTCACGAGCAGCAGCAGCATCAGTGGTTGCTTGGGTCAACGACTTCTCTGCCGACTGCAAACGCTCGCCAGAGTTACGATTCGTGATCTGTGCAGATGCCAAAGAATCGGTAGACGACTTCAACTTCGCCTTGGCTTCAGCCAACTTGTCGGTAGCCGACTTTCCACTCTTTGTTGCCTCTGTGAGACCGTGCACTTCTCGCTGAAACTTCTTCAATGAATCAGCGTTCGCATTGTTAGCTCGAAGGTCGTCGTATTTACTCAAGGTTGCTTTGAGTTGCACACCAAAGATGACATCTTGAAGCGAGCGGGTTTCTTTCAACTCTTCGTTGAGGCCGCCTTGAGCCAACCGTGTAACAATCAACTGTCCTTCGTAACGTGCGATTGCATCAGTCAAGTCTTGGAAGGAACGGCTTGACGGATCAGTTACAGCCAACTGTGATTTCAAGGCATCAATGACTTTTTGTGCAGCCTCAGGACTTGAATCCGCAAACTTCTTGAATGTTTTATCAACCAGCTCAATGTCTAAGGCGATGTCGTTTGTCAGCAGTTTGAAGTCTCTACCGAAGTCTGCAAATGTCAAAGCATCTTTCAACGTCCCAGCCGGGTCAAACTTCTGAAGATCTTTTTGTGCGACGTTGATGAAGTTCCGCAATACATCTTCGGCGGTCTCTGTACCCGCTGCAAACAAAGTAAGACTGGCGTTGGCATTCACAAATGCTTTGTCTGCTCGACCTGTAGCACCCGTCAAAGTGTTGAATACGGGAGCCAACGCCTGAGCAATCAACAATGCTCCAAGTCCTTTACCCAGACCTAGTGCAGCTGTGTTAGCAGCTTTGAAAGCGACACTGTTTTTGAGTATCTGCATCTCCAACAAACGCGCTTGAAACGCGGCTATTTTCAATGTCGCAGCAAGAGCCAAGATGCCGGCCGAGAGCACACCCGCAGCGAGCGCAAGCACTCCGACAAGCGTGCTGTTCTTGGCAGCAAACCCAGCAAAGTTTGCCAAGGCTTCCGCCACTTTGCTAAACACTGGCAGCAACGCCGTACCCAAATCCTCTTGCAGTTTGTTTATTGAGTTACGGAAAGCCAGTAGTTGACCTTCCGTGGTGTTGCGTAACGCTTCGTTGAACCCACCGTAGGTAGAGCTCAACACGTCCACGATTGCAGCAGCACGTTCGGATTCCGTTCCGTTACTAATCAACGACTTGGTGTTCTCATCAAGCACGAACCCGGCACGAGTCAAAGCACCGAACTGGCCGTTCAACGCCTGAGCCAGACCATTGGTCATTGATTTGAAGTCTTCGCTGGTTGCTGTCGCACCCTTTTCTGCGAGCACGTAGTCAACGATTGCTGGGGTCAACTTCTGGATTGTGTCGGCCTGGAGATCAAATGTGGCGAGTTGTGATTGGAGGATGGTTACGTTGCCGCCTGCAACAACACCCACCGCTTCGAGGGCATCAGCCTGGGCGTTCAGGTCTTTGATTTGGTCTTTGGTTGCCTTGCCTGTCGTGGTCAGGATTTGAGTAAGGCGATGCTGTGCAGCTTGGTTCTCCGCAGCGGCCTTGACCGCCAGACCTGCACCGGCAACCAAACCACCGAACACACCTGCTGCGGCGGTGGTAAGAATCTTGAACCCTGGCAGAAGTTGTTGCAGTTTGGCGTTAGAAACACCGAACGTCTTTTCTGCTTCGCCGCGAACCTTCTGAAAGTCGGCAATGATTCCTTTGGGGTCAGCCAGCAGCTTTACTATGAATTGTCGCTCAACGGCCATGAGCGCACATTCTACTCAGTCAAAGACCCATGACTTTCGCAGGTCTCTCAACTCGCCCAGCAGCTTCGCTGCAATCTGCGGTTGCGTCATACCAGCGAACCGTGATAAGTCTTGCGGTTCATTCCACCATGACTCTGGACGGTAGTGCCCGTCGCTACGTCGAGGTGACTGCGCAGCCTTTGGCATACGTGCAACAACCATGCGCGGTGGAATAAACAACTCGCCCAACTGAGCATCCAGAAACTCGCCGTGACCAAACCGACGCCCAGGCTCACGACCCATCTGATACTGCGGCAGATAGAAGATTCGTGCCGGGTCCTTGGTTGCAGGGTCGCCAACGACGTTGATGCGTTCATGCAACTCAGCCCACACCTCACCCCAACGATCGGCAGGCACAGGGTCTTTGAGTGGGAGCACCAAGTGCCAATGCTCATCACCAGGGCGATGCGACCAAGTCGTGTACGCCATCCACTCCAAACCATCCGAGCTTGCATGGTCAAACGCTTCACCTTCCATGTCAACAACCAGACATGTCACCGCCTCGACGTTGCGGTTCGCTCGGGTCGTGCCCGGTGCGTAGATGACGGGAGACCACAACGCACGCTGGTCCTTGCGTTGAGTCTCTTTACGGATTGACAGGCGACAGAACAACTGCACCCAACTACCAGCGAACTCTTTGGGTACTACGGCTTTGACATAGTCGAACCTGACGGCGCGAACATTATCCAACTTGACTTCTGGGAACATGGCGGGCTCCTCCGTGAGTCAGCGTAGCGTCACTGGGCACCTTTGGCAAGGTTCTTCAATACCCGCTCAATCGCATCCGAATACTCCTTCACAATGAAGGACTTGTTATCCCGTACGGCCTGCCAGAAGAAGTAGCCCTGACGGCCACGATGACGAGTGAACTGCATCGTTGTTTTTCTCCGACGGCCACCGAACTCGGCACCGAAGAACACGTCACCCATCGTTACCTTTTTCCCGCGTTTGCCGTTTGGACGGGAAGCCGAAACGAAGCCGCGCTTGTGATCTAATTTGATGGTTGGGATGCGGTCACGTCGAGCACGCAAACCTCTGACCACTTGGCTGGCCTGCGAATGACCAGATGAACCGTCTCTGGGTTTGCCTTGCGGTGGCTGCCCGTTTGCATTGATAACCGCCCGGTCAACAACATGCTGTGCCACTTCCTCAGCAGCCTTGCGCATCTCAAGGTCAAATCCTTTGATGGCTTGCGAAGCGTCACGAAGGAACTCCAACAACCCTGGTGCAGCAAACGAAACATCACCGGCACGACCCGACGCAATGCGTGTGCCCGTTGAAACTTTAGCCATTAGGACGATTGTACGGTGTGTTGGGGTTCTGTTGTATGTGACGCCAATACAGATACTTCTGCATCGTCCAAATCATTCGGGGTGACTCAGCCAACAGTTGAGAAGGCGCAATGCCTGTCTCGCACGCCAAATAGGCGATTAGCCAATGGACTGAGTGCTCTCCAAAGGGAGTATCACGTTCTCGCTCTCCCCACCGATAGAGATGTTCTCTATGGTCTCGAGCCAAGAATCAAAGTCAAGTGAGTGCAACTTGTTGCGTTTCTCACAATGCCAAGCCAGCCAGGCAAGGTCACGAATCTTCATGTCGTCCTCAACCTTGGCCATGGAGATGTTGTGCACCTCTTCGTACTTGACGCAGTCAGCAAACTGCACAACAGCAGTTCGTTGCTTTCCGTCGTGCGTGTGAACGCTCAATCCAAGTTTCATGTATTACCTCCGCAGGGTGAAGTGATTAGAACTAGGCGACAGCCTTGGTGATTGCGCCCGAGATTGGAAAGGTGACGTCTGCTGTGGCGAGGTCGCCGACTGCACCGTTCACTGGTGTCCACTCGGTTACGAGCACGCTGAACGTGTAGGAAGGGTTCGCTGTTGATGCGACGGCCGTGCCGTTTGGCTTCACGACGCAGGTGACTGCGGTTGAGCCGACGAGTGGGAAGAACAATCCGTCGATGGCGTTGTAGTCGTTGTGGACCGCCAAGGTCACGCTGTTGTCAATCAAACCGGACACGCGAGTTACAGCCGACGATCCGAATGCGGTTGTCGCAACTTCAGCGGCTGATGTGCTCAGGGTTACTGATGCGACGTTTGCCGAGATGTCGGTGCCGTTGAAGCTGACGTTGACGTCTTTGAGAACTAACTTTGCCATGATTACTTGTCTCCTGCCTTATCGGCTGTTGAGGATTGCTTGGAAGATTCTGCGACTGGCGTGATGATGCCTGC